ACTTCAACTTCAATCTCCTCTTCTGTTTCTAAATCAACAATTCTGGTGAAACACGCAGAGTCTGAATCAGCATCTGCGACAATATTCTTATTGGGATCCCACGAAATTGTGAGACGCCCTTTATGATACTGTGTTTTGATAATTCTAAACTTGTAGATGATGCTACCACGCCAGAAGCGAAACATTTCACCCACATAACTCATTGGTGGTAACGTTTGATAAGCACCCCCCCCACTCGTACGTGAAATGCGATAGGCGGGTGATACATACGTAGACCAAATTAGAGTTTCTTCTGGATATACACCACTAAACGTGGTGTTTCCAATATAACTTTCTTTTGATAATAGATTTTTGAAAGCAAGAGGATCTTGTTCATTAAGTCCCGCAAGTGAGGATGAAATGGAAACCTCATTTTTGGGATCTAAACTCAATTTATCAATAGGCATACGTGTTTCCGAATTTGAAAATGCATGAAATGTTTTATTCTGAAATGCATGTACATCATCAATCATAGGTGGATTGGAATATCCAAAGAGCTTAGCAATACCCGATACTACACGAGCTCCCGTTGCTGTTGCTGAAGCAAGCGGACCGATGTATGGGATATCGGTTAGCTTGCTGGCAATGTTAGCTACTGCAGTCGCAGGAGCTGAGATAGTTCCTGAAGTTTCAGAATATTCTTCAGACTGCATAACTCCGCTATAAGTTGGACCAGCAAGTTCAACTTCACTGGCCCAGGCAAAGACAGCAACAGTCACACCCGTACTTCCAGATCCATTGGCAGACCTTAACATGGCATATTGATGGAAATCAATCATGCCCATGTTGTCAAAATTAGCACCTAACCCTAAGTCAAGCCAGTTTCCTGGCCAAGCAAAAGGTAATGTGATCTCAGAAGTTGTCATTGATTGTGGTTCAATGTAAAATCCCGGTAGTTGGGATAAAGGTACTAGATCATTGTCTTCTACAAGTAGACTACGTTGATCAGGTAGAGGTTGGTAAACCAATCTCAATGAACCATAATAAAATGGTGTGGCATTCACAATCACTTTGATGTGCAGTGAACAATGAAGCCTGGAGAAGTTAGCCACTTTCTTCAAAATCACTGGGTGATTGAAGTAAAGAGTCCAAGGTTTAATACTCGCAGTAACATATGCGGGATCATTTAGGTTCCACGAGAATGAATGAATCTTCACTGGTCGACTCAGAAAATTCGCCAAAGAGGCAGTACTTTCCGTATCATGATGGAATGAATCATCATTCAGATCACCATATGTGATCCGTTGTGCAATGTGAGTATCTGCAAAAACAATTTGTTCTTGTGCCAAATGGTCAGGTGAACCATTAGATGTTTCAGTATATTGAGCTGACTGCAGCTCAAGTTGAGTCTCGATAAGAGTGTAGGAAGTACTCAATAAATCTTCCTGCACACTGTGTGTGTTTTGGTTTAAAAAAGTAAGTGCGGAACCATTGTGCACCTCTACACTTATAAGGTACACTGGGGGGGGTCTATTGCCTCTCAGCTTAGCATCACTAAATAGTGACTTCGGGGAACGCCCGTGCGGAGATCGCGGTGATCCTATCATGAGTCTTTTTGTAGACCATATTAACTCATTAAGTAACTATCACCTTACGGATATATTTTGGTTTAATGGACATTATATCAGATGCCCGGGGTTTCCTCTAACAAAGAGGACATCTTCCAGTAGGCCACACATCGATTGAATTATCAATGTATTCCTGCTTAAACTCCTCATACGTTGGAAATTCTGTGAAAAAAGGTTCAAGTTTATTTTCTTCTATCACTTCCAAAAACATGATTCTGTGTTCTTCAAATACTTCTCTACCATGGAAAAAATACTCACGCAAGGCATTTTGCAAAATGTCCACACCATGTTGTTCTGGACACACCACTTTTGATGGTATATACTTGGTCAACATTTTTGATATGGATTTTTCATTTAATGCTGCCATGTGACTTCCAATTTCCTCATCATAACGCCATGCCCGTTGGAGGAACACGATGTCACTCATGTTTAGGAAGGGTACAGAGTTACTCTCCTTATCTGCCATAGTGTATTTAACACCAATTTTACCCAGTTCCCTCTGGATAACAGTGTGGTCATAAGTAGTAATTTCAGCACTGACGTTTAATACATCATCATCACCATAGGTGATGAGAGCAACGTAAGTTTTAAAATCGCCAAGAATGAGACCCACTGTCAACCACACGTACCGCATATACAGGGAGTGAGCAATGCAGTTAATGATGACAGTCAGAGGATGTCCTGAAGGATTGGATCCCCAAAACTCGACCAAATCTCCATTGAAATCACACAAGGGAAAAGCTACATCTTCAGCTAAACCTAGGATAACCATAATATCTGCATCTGGCCATCCGGCATGCTTCAAAATTTTGATGATAAATTGAAAAGCTGCTAAAATCCAGACTCCTGACATACGTTTATCATATTTGGAGAAATCACCAGCAATGTTTCGATTAATACCAAACTGTGTGAGATAATGGTACAATTCATCCCATTCGTAAGATGTAGTATTTGTACCAGGTGCAGCTTCAAAAATGAATTTATTATTCTGAACTACACGAACAAATGAGAGCAAGTATTTGCGCATCACGAAACTCCAGTCTGCTGGAGCTCCACCAAAAATTCGTGTATTTCCATCTACAATTTTTTCTAAAGCTCGCGGTTCATCTTTCAGATGTTGAATGTAAATAGGCATGTGCCTACATCCACTTCGATATGTGTCGATTATTCTATCCACTCTCTCATAAAAAGAATCATCAAACTTGACGTAATCCTTCCATTCTTCAAAGAAGCATGGAGCACTGAGAAAACAACTTTTCTTTTTACGCCATGGAAATCCCATTGAAGTTTTCCGATTCATCTTGTCAATAAATTTAACACCAGGTAATCCATTTAAGGTAGCGTGATTATCAAGTACCAACATTTCTTTAAATTGGTCTGCTGGTAATGAGGATATGACATCATGAGCAAAGGCATCAACACATGCTCGAACGTCTGCACGACTAACGTTAAACACTTGACCAACAATATCAAGAGCTCCTTTTCGCCATGGTCTCCAACCACGCATCTCAGGTGCACCGGTTTCAACTTCATATCCTCGTGCTTGCATTGATTGTGAAATAATAGTATCAACTACTTTAGACCGATTCTTAGGTCGAAAACCCTCTAAACTGCCATAAACAGTACAGACTCCTTCCTCAATATATCTAAATGTTGATTTGTGGTGCAATTCACCAATCGCTATCGGATTTCCTGACAAATCTTCCAAAAATGGTATAGAAGATTGGATTTCAGAAGCGTTAAGAGCTAACATAGCTTGATCAATATCTTCTCTATAAATACGAGAAGAACCCACAATATTGTTTACTCCACCTTGAACATGAATGCCCAAAATAACAGGCCCACTGGGTGTAAAACCCACTAAAGTAGAACCACAATCTCCACGAACAGTATTTTGTTCTGCGGTACCATACACACATGGTATGGGTGGAGAAAAAAGAGAACATTCACCATGTTTGATTCCTCGCACGCTCTGAGTGTTTACGATTCCTTTCTCATCACGATTAATTTGAATTCCATTACATACAGTTTTAAACTGTGAACTAGGAAACAAATCTATGAGACGTTTTCTTGGGGGAACTGAATCCAAGCAAAAGAAAACCAAATCTCTATCTTTCAAAAAGAAACAATCACGTTCGAATACTGTATACACAAACTTCGCTCCCAAACCTGAGGCAGCAGGTCTAAAAGCAATTGTTAATTCCAGACTTTCAGTGCGAAAGTTGAAAGCATGAGCATTTGCAACAT